ATCTTTCTAAAATTGTAGTAACGACGACCTGCCGCAATGTATAAATACAATTGCCAATCTTTAATTCTTTTGTCCAAACCTTCAATATCTCCATCACACCAAAATATATTAGGATTATCATAATTTAAATATTTAGCACATTCCCAAGCACCACCATGCCAATCTTTATAACCAATTCTTATCAAATTACCTCGTTCAAAAAACATTCTTTTATTATTCAAAAGACACGATAAAAAAACCATATCAACACTAGGTATAAAAAACTCTCTACTTTTTCCCAGCATCTTTTCCAAATCTTCCAATACTTTATCAAAACCCAATTTGAATTCTTGTTTAACTTTAGTCACACATATAGGCTGAAAGGGAACATCCTCTCCTTTAGCCATCCTAATCATCATAGCATGAAAGGCTCGAATATGTGCTTCCAAATGAAAAATCTTCTCGCCAGAATTACGAAGTAAATACTTAATCCCATCAATAATAGTCATTCCAGCGTATCCAGATAAAATACCACCAGAAGTACCAACTTTAATAAAATTAAATAACATTTCCGGAGAGTAATGAAAATCGAGAGTACCAACACGATCTTCACAATCCAATGCTTTCTCAAGAAACTCAAGAGCTTTAGGAATCCAACGACGACACTTAAGATAAGATTCACCTCGAAGAGCACCATCAACATTAAATTCCTTATAAAGTCGAATAAGTTTAGCATCAGTCAGATTATTAGTAGTATAAACAACTTGAGAAAAACCATTAATTTTTTCATAAACAATTTCTTCAAAACTAAGTCTCTTTAAACAAAAATGCTGTAAGGAACCAGGAGCAATATTAGAAGCATGAAGACGAGTAAGGTCATAGATATATTTTTCAGACATCATCTTAACCAATGGTCGAATATTTTCGTTGATAACAACCTCTGTAGAAGAAGGATTATTCTTATGATCAGTCAAAGGCTTAATAGGGACTTGAGACTTACTAGTATAAAATTCTCTATAGTATGAACGATGGGACTCCCAACAATAATTAAGACGTGGCACAAGGTCCGTACCATTCATATAATATTTAGACACTATTTCAGCAAAAATATCTACATGCATCTCTTCTCTGGTTGTAAACTTGCGAACACACCTTTTAACAGGCTCAAAATTTGGACAAACAGTAGAATAGACAACAAACCCACAATTAGATGAATGAATATCACATATATCATCCCTAGCATTCATTCTATGTCTATTACGATAG